TTGCCGGCGCGCTTGGCCGCAGCAATCCGATCTGACACGCTATTGATCGTCGTGCGAGCATTCTGCAAAGCGGATGTCGCCGCCACGCTCTCGCGGTCGAGGCGGAGCAGTTCGCCGATATCAACGGCGTGGCCGCGGCGCTTCAACAGCGCGGCGAACTGCTCGGGGTCGTTGCGGATCTCTTTGATGTCGTGCATGGCTTGTCATGTGCCCAGGGCTGAACCGTCCGGACCTAATAGCGGACTCTGGGCGAACGAAACAGTCTGAATCGTGTATCAGTTCAGTTCGATGCGCTCGCCGTTCTTGCGTGCGAACGTTTCCGCGATGATCCGGTCGAGCAGCACGCGCGTGTCCGGATGGAGCGTGATCCTCCCCTTGTTGGTCTGCCACCACTCCCATGCCTCGACGTTGTCCGGATAGCTGCCGTGCAACTGCTGTGAGACGCCGAACCAGTCGGCCACCATTTCGCGCAGATAGGGCTCCGGGATCGGCACAGGAGCCTTATCCGGCCAGTCGCTACGCGTATGGCTGGACCAGGGGATCCAGTACTCCCAATGGTGGGGATTGGTGTTCTGGTGGTGCAACCACGCCCTCTGGAAGCCGATCGGGTCCGCCCGGTCGCCGAAGAACTGGCGCGCGTAGTGGGGAGCTTCCGCCCGTGTGAGCTTCGTCCAGTCGTGGATCAGCAGCAGCGAGAGCGGCGCGCCCGTCCATAAGCCGGCCCGCAGGACGTACGCCTTGTGCCGGACCGTCAGGGAGAGGTACCGGAAGAGCCAGACGACCCGCTTGAGCGCCAGCGTCATGCCGCCTCGGCCTCCTGGGCGTCGATGGCGCGGAGATCCGCCAGGGTGATGATTCCGCCCTCCGGTCCGGCCGCGGCATTCGCCCTGGCCTGGAGCGCCGCAAGGGTGTCGTCATCGAACTCGAAGGCCGCCTCGGCGGCCTCGAAGCTCGCATAGGCACCCGGGATCCAGGAACCGTGCTCGGAGATGACGAAGCCCTCGGAGAGGGGATAGATCGCCCTCCCCTCGTGCTCGAAGGACTGCCGATTGGCATTCGGAACCCACTTGGGGTCGGTCGGAACCGTGCGATGGAACGGTGTATTGAAGCGGTCGCGTGACATGAAACTGTCCAGAGAAGGCATCAAGGAATGATCCGACAGGTAGGCGAGTGCGGCCCGGCCTGTCTATTTGATTCAGGCGAAGGCGAGCTTGAACAGGGTGGCGTCCCGCTCGTTGTCGAACCGGACGACCCATTGACTGGGACCAAGGCCGCCCACCGGATCAGCACGGTCGGGCGCGAACATCAGAGCGATTTTTGGATGCCGGATCCCTTGGTCGGCAAACCACGCGCGCAGAATAGGTCCAGGCGTGAAGCACTCATGATCTCGGGCCATGGTGTTCCTATCGGGATGATCGAAATAATCCCAACTGTTGAAGCGTTCGCCATCAAAGGAGACCGAGTAAATCTGTTCTTCTGTGGTGCTCATACAAATGAACCTTAAAAATCGATGTCAGGACCATGCCAGCTTGAACATGACGGCGTCCGGCTCTTTGGTGAACCTGAACACCCAGTAAAATTCCTTGCTCTCCGGGATGACCTCGCCCGAGCTACTGAGGCGAGGCGCTAACACAAGCGTGATAAAAGGATGTTCAATCTCACTCTCGTCAAACCAGTCTCGAAGAGTTGGCCCAGGAAGGTACCCCTGTAGCGGTATGCCGTCCTGATTGTTCAGCGTGCTCATCAGGTCGCAGCGGCTGAGTCTGTCATACGGAATGCAAATGCCGTGTTCTGATGACATATGTAAACTAGAGCCAATGTAATTTAAACAACACTGCGTCCTTGCTGGATGCAAATACGAGATCATAGCGATACGACGTCTCCATAAAAGCAGGCTCTGCCGGTATGATTTGCTTTAGAACAGCGCCATTGTCTTCCAACCATTGACCGAGATGCTGCGATGGCTTGGCGGGATAGATCTCCCGCCAGCGAGATTTATGGTTCACCGTAATATCAAGACACCAAGCATGATCAATAATGCTCTTGACCCTACAGTCCTGAAAGATTGAGACCGTGGGGTTATCGCTGAAATCCTCAGAACGTTGCATCATCGAGCCCGGCACAGCGCAACTTGGTGACGTTGCCCAACTGGTAATGGAGAGTCTCCAGGCCCTTGTGCAGGGAGAGAAAGTTGTTGCGCACGGTCGCAACCTCCAGCCGGATACGCGCAATCGTGATGACGTCCTCGTGCGACTCCGCCCACTTCCGAATATAATTGTCGGACAAATCTCTCGGCTCTGTCTTCCAGTAAAGCTTCATCTTTTCCATGATTTCGCGAGCCTCTACCCGCTCCAGATAGAGCAGGACGGTTTCAAGCTCCTGGTACTGGGCAAACCGCATTTCCACGAGACCGGGGATGCGCATGGCAACCTCCTCGATCCGCTTGCCTCGCACCGCCAGATCGGCCTGTGCGGCCTCATAAATACTCTGAAAATGCTCAATCATCTCAACAATCGGGCTGAAATCGGTCGGATCCGCTGTAATCTTCTGAAACCACCTAGCCATAAAATCACCTACTCGTCGAAATTTTCTTCGTCTTCTTCATCAATTTCTTCGTCAAAAGTCTCGGCAAACGCTTTGGCCAGCATCGAGTCTTCGTCGATAATGTCGTAGAGATCCTTGGCCTCAAAGCCATATTCCGCGACTGCCCGCAGCAGGCCGGCCGCGATCTCCAACCGCCGAGCCGGCGCAACATGGTCGCGCACGAGTTCCCAGATCTCTAGGACGAGTTGACACTCACTATTCATACCAAAATACCTCAAAGATGGGCGGGAATAACCCTCCAGAGCCTACTTATGCTTGAAGACCATTTTCCCGCCCAATCTCGTCTCAGAGCACGTTGCCCTTGTCGTCGAGGATATCTCCGACTTCGTTCATGGTATTGAACCCGCTCACAGTACCTCCATCCTCCCAGTGCTGCTGCTCCCGAATGATGCAATCGAACATCGTATGATCGTCACTGGTTTCCAGAGCCCGCTTGGTCGCCTTGATGACCTCGCCGGTCTCAAACGATGTATACGAGTACCAGTTGCCGCTCTTCGTCAGCAGGCCCTTCTTCTCGGCGAGATCGAACATGCCGCTGTAGCGGTTCATGCCCGTATCGTACGGGATGTAGACCTGGACCTTTTCGAACGGCTTGGCGTAGCGCGACTTGCGCACGACGCAGGACGACCGGATGCCGGCTGCGGCCGAGCCTTCCTCAACGATGCTGTCGCCCATGGCATTTTTTTTCAGAAGAAGCTTGTTCATCTGAACAATCACAGACGTTGCAAACTCCAGCATCTTACCGCCCGGAATGACGTCCGGAGTATACTGGTCCTGGCTCGCATAGACATGGTTGGTAAAGACTACACCGATCGGCTTCGATGCGATCTTCGCCTGGATGACGCGCATCATGTTGGAGACCTGCTTGGCCTTCAGACCAAGGTCACCCTTCTGATCGCCTTCCATGAACTGTCTTTCCTGGTTCGGCGTAATCAGCATGCCGACGGAGTCAACAACGATCAGCATCTTCTGCTGCTCAGCGTAGGGAAGCTCCTTGTTGTTTGCGTCCCACAACTCAATGATCTCTCCAATGAACTTGGCGGTGTCGTCAACCGTGGACGCGACATACTTCTCCATGTAGGAGGGATCGACATTCACGCCGAGCCGCTCCAGCCAATCCTTGTCGAGGGCGTTTTCAGTGTCGATCAGAAACGTATAGACGTCCTTTTCCTGCGCGCTCTTGATCAGGTTTGCCGAGACGATATAGGACTTGCCCGAGCCGGAATCGCCGGCAAACATGGTCGTCTTGCCCTCAAGAGGCACACCACCATCGAACCGACTGGCCATCAGGTAATTGAGGGCAAAGCACCCGGTGTCTAAGAAAGTAGTCGGGTCGTTGAAGCCGTAGCTCATACCCTTAATTGAGTCTGCGACTTTCTTGCGCAGCTTTGACAGATCAAAAGGAGCTTTCATAAAATATCCTCACGTTAGTAATCAATGAGACAAATGGGCACAAAGAAGCCGTGGGTACTGTGACCCACGGCCAAAAGTGGTTAGGTTTTCGACTTCTTGATCTTAGTTGCCGGTCTTGGTGCGGCTGCGCAGTTGAGCCAGGATCTCCTGGGGATTGCGCTTGGCGGTGGTCGGAGCCACGACCGTCTCGGTCTCGACGCTCTCGGTCACCGTGGCCGCCGGCTCGGGGTTGGCCCGGAACGCCGTGCGGGTGGCCGTCTCGCCGGCATCGTCGCGACCGCCGTACGGACGGTAGTACTTGCCGAACGCCTCCATATCGTAGGGCTCGCCTGCGATGGAGCACTCGAACATCGTCTTGATCGCGTCGATCTCATCCTGATCGGGAATCCGACCGAGGAAGCTCTTGAGATCGAACAGACCGTACTGCTCGATTGCGCCGCGCTCGGCCTCGGAGAGCGAGCGGGGCTTGCGAGCCCAGGTCGAGGTGCCATAGTTGGCGTACTCGCCCTGCTTGCCCTTGGAGATCTTGAAATCCGAGCCTGCGTCATAGTCGGTCGGAACGTCCTCCATGTCGGGATCGACCAGGGACTTCTCGATGATCGTGAAGATCGACGGGTTGATCACGAACCGGCGGATCGGGTTCTCCGGGAGGTTCTCCTCGGCGAAGGGAGAGTTTACAACGAACCCCTGGAAGATGTAGGACTTCTTCTTCCAGTACTTGCGGGCGAGATCCTCACGCTCCGGGTCCTTCCACCACGGACGCGTTGCAGCGATGATCGGGCAGTTCATGCCAAACATGTCGATGCACGGAACCGTGACGGTAACTTCCTTGTTGGTCGGGTAGTCTCCTCCAACAACGCCCTGGAACGGCAGGCGAATGACTTCGCGCTTGACCCAAAAAAGGGTGTTATTCTGATCACCATCGGGGAGGAAGCGGATGGTGGCGCTGGTGTTCTCTGGAATGTTCCAGAAGGCGTACGAGGCATTGTCGCCCGAGCCCTGCGGCCGATTGGTCCGGCCCTTTCCACGTTCTGCCTGTGCCTTGAGCTTTGCCCGAATTTCTTCCATAGTAGCCATAATAAAAATCTCTCTTGAGTAAAATTTGCCAATAAAGTGTTTTGAGATCCAAAAAGGATCACTTGCTTTGCTTGATCAGCGGCTAGCTGATATTCTATTTATCGCCGTTTCTGAGTATTAAGGCAATATTTAACTCAGTTGGATCGATATCTTTGAACAAGTGTTGCTGCCTCGATTGCGAGGAACATATGCAGAATATCGTCACGAGCGAGTCGTGTCAAAATAAGTAACAGTAAATGACAGGTAAATGACAGGTCTACCGCGACAATGTCGAGCTATTGTTGGTCTTGGGCTTCTTGAACGTCACGTTGCTGGTCTGAGACTTCGCGGCGATTTCCTGGGCTTTTTCACGCTGCTCCGGCGTCCATGAGGCCACGCCACCGGTCAGGGCGATCCCGGCGATCGGCGCAACCGCTCCGGATCCCCCGCCCTGCCCGACCACGTAGGTGGCGCGCGCCGCATCGCAGAACCGCAGCACGGGCGTCGTGACGCCCTCTTCGTTGCGATCTGTCAGGTAGCCGGTCACCGCGTAATTGCGGTTGTTGTAGGTGAACTCCGCACCAATCTCGGGAGCATTGGACGCTGGAGCCTGGGCGTCCTCGATCAGGCGGATGATGTCGCGAATGAATTGCATGATGTATTTATGCGCAAAAGGGGGCTGATCGGCCCCCTCTTTATCAACTTTGCGGGTACCGCCCCATGCGACCGGCCCGCAACATTTCAAAGCCCCATTTCTCATACCATTGGATCAGTCCATCATAATCAAGACCAAGATCGCCGTCCGCATCTTCTGCGGGAGAGAGGGTCAGCCCGACTTTGTACTGGTCGGCGAGGGAGGTGAGCATCGAAAGTATTTTGTTGCCGACGCCTTGGCCGCGGGCCGGAAGATTGACGTCAATCACGTCGATCTCCAGTTGGCGTTTGCCTTTTTGCGAAAGCGAGACACGGCTGACTTCCTTCAATCCGCTCTCCGCATACGCGTCATCGAACGCATCCCACATCTGCTCCGCCGGTTCCAGCGGAGCATCCATTGCGGTCTCGATCAAGTCGAGATAGTGCCGAAGCGTTGTCACGCAGTTCACCGATGCACGCCCGAGAGCGAGAGCAGGCGGTTGATCTCGTCGCTGTCATGCGATTGCGTGCCATCGGCATCATGGGTGACCTCCCCGAACAGTGCTTCCTCCTGGCCGGAGGGCAGCAGGACGTCTTCCTGAGAGAGTTCGTCCTCGCCTTCGCCGAGCGCGCTGTCATTGGCGTCGATGACGTAGCCGGCCTGGGTCAGGAGATCGGCCACCTGCGGGTAGACCTCTTCGGCCTCGCCGTCGAGGTTGAGGCCGGTGAACTCCTCCTCGTCGTTTGCAGCCTGCTCCAGATAGAGCCGGAGATCCGAGATGACCTCATCCTTGGTGAGGGCCTTCTCCTCGGGATCCAGGCGGTCCGCCTCATCGTAGAGGTAGTGGCTTGCGCTGGCAGAGTGCAGGAACGCGATGGGATCGAAGTTGTGCACGATGTCGGCCACGCGGGCCTCGATATGGTCGGTGCTCGCCGTCGGGTCGGAGAAGCCGAAATCCTCGGCGAGGGCCTCAGCGGTGAAGCGGTTGAGCCACTCCTGGTACTCGCGGACCTCGGCCGTGCGGGCGACCCGCTGGCTCTGGTCGAACTGGATGCCGGCAGCCTTGAGAGCCGCATTCGCGACGCGCGCCATCTTGGCGACGTCCTCGTTGTTCTGCGTCTCGGGGACAGCCTCGGCGATCGTCGACAGGAGGTTGCCCATGCTGGCATCCCGACAGGCTTCGGCGAGCGCGTTCACATAGTAGCACCAGCGCGCCTGCTCGCTCTTGAAGTTCGGCATCGAGGGCTTGTCGATCCGCACGAACTCCTTGTGGCCGAGTTCGACGCGGCGGGTCGAGACGCTGCCCTTGTACGCGCCCAGGGTCTCAAGCTCGGGCTCCTTGAAGAGATCGATTTGGCCCTTGAGGAGCTTGGTCCAGGCATCCGTCGACAGGCGGAAGCCACGGCGGCGGCCCAGCACGCCCTTCATGATCCAGACGAACTCCTCGCCGCTCTCCTGGTCGGGCTCCGGGCCGGCCGCGTCCGGATCGCCAGCGTCCTTGCGCCTGCGCCCTTCCAGCACGGTCGCGACGCTGCGCAGAACGCTCTCGGACAGCGAGGCTGTCTCCGTGTTGAGGATCGAGCCGAGATGCGCAATCGCTTCGCCCAGATCGTCGCCCTCACCCTCGTTCAAAGGGGTCGCCAGCGCACTCACGGCCTCGCAGGTCTCGGCGTAGCGGGTCTTGCGGCAGAATCCCTCGAAGGTCCGGCGCATGGCCTTGCCGCACTCGCGCAGGTCAGCCCCGATCGTGTGAGCCTCCTCGGTGAGGTCGCCACCGAGCACGCCGACGTGCCGGCAGGCGGTCGACAGGTTGGAGAAATCGACCGCCATGCGGGAGATCTGCTCGCCGATCTGATCCGCCCAGGATCCGCCGTGATCGACGTGATGCGCCATCGCGCGCGCCGGGGCGAGTTGGGTGGTCGGGAAACGGAAACGCTCTCCCTGATTGTTCTCGATGAAGATCGAGTCGATGTTCCGTCCACGGGCACCCAGCATGTTCTCGTTGATCTTAGCAGAATGCCGGACAATCATGCGGGCGTTCTCTAGCTTCAAATAAGAACTGCGGGATGTGCCGTACATTCCCTCAACAATGTTCATGTAGTTCCTCGTCTGTTCTGAAACGGTAATTTCGGATGCAAAATCCTTTGGAGTAATCGACTTATCCTTCTCTTCAACTCGGAAGGTAAGTGTGTATTTGGTCGCCATGGTGCGCAGGGTATCAATTAGCTGCTGTACCGAGTTCAGGTCGGTTCCCTTCGAGAGATACAGTTGAACCTTCGAGTTCTCGCCATCGTCGATGATCGTGAGCATCAGGTTCTCGGGCTTGGCAAAGAACCGGCGCGCATTGGCCGGCTGGTAGACCCGCGCTCCCTGTTCGTCGAACATCACGACGCGGTAATCGAAGGACTGAAGGATTTGAAAGGCTTCTTTTGAGATCTTCTCGAAGTTCACGTGCAGCAACCAACAAAGAGTACGCGGTTATTTATCTGCGTTGCTCGGTTGGAGAATGAACCCGCTACATACGGTGTTGTCAGTGAGTACCAAGCCCTTTTCGATGCTCTGGAAACAGAGGGCGAAAAGATCTATGACATCAAGCAGGGATATAATTAGACATTTACTTCAGTCGAGCGCATAGAATTGAGTATCATTTTTGGAGTTGATTACTCTTTTGTCCGATTGTAACGATAAGAAGCCCAAGACCCTCGAAGAGGCCGGTGTTTACCTGTTCATGGAGGATTTCTGTCGATCGTCCTGCGCGTCTGCGATCCGGTTCGTCCTGGAGAAAAACCTGCTACCTCAGTCGATCCGTCCGGACTATCTGACGTTCGTGATTAACTCGCCGGGTGGCGATGTCAATTCGTGCTTCGCCCTGATCGACACCATGAGGGGCTCAGCGATCCCTGTGTACACCGTGGGCATCGGTCTGATTGCCTCGGCCGGCCTCAATCTGTTCATGGCCGGCGCGAAGGGCCATCGCCTGATCACCCCGAACACCTCGATCCTCTCGCACACCTTCTCCTGGGGATCGTATGGGAAGAGCCACGAACTGTTCGCAGCCGTGAAGGAGTTCGATCTCACGCAGAAGCGCATCCTGGAGCACTACAAGAAGTGCACCGGCCTGACTGAGAAGAAAATCAAGGAAAAGCTGCTACCGCCGGAAGATATCTGGCTGGACGCCGAAGAGGCAGTCGATCTCGGCATCGCCGATAAGATCGTCACCTCCTACTAAGAAGAAAGGGCCGGAGTGATCTGGCCCTTTTCTATTCAACGTCATTCCACCGCATCATATAGTTGAGCGCCTCGGTCTTGTCGTAGAAGATGATCAGCATATGGCCGATGATATCCACCTTCGACTTACAGTTCTCGGCAACCCATTCGGCGATCTCCTTGAGGCGCTCGCGATCCAGGCACCACTGGGGGAGGTCACAGATGCATGTCCGGCTGGTTTCTGTATTTCTAAGCACCGTTCCACCTCATAAAGTACATGATAGCGTCATTCTCTTTCGC